CATTCCTAGAAATTGATAAAGATAACGACAACGCAAGAATAAAAAACCCAATATCTGATGGTGATATAAAGATACAAGGTAATGATGGTGGCTCTACAATTACAGCTTTATCTCTTGATATGTCAGCTGGCGGTGATGCTAAATTTACTAATGCTGGCGCAACACTGACACAAACTTTATTTGCAGACTCAGGAAGCTCAGAAGGAAGTGCAAATATTACATTTAACACAGATGGTGCATCAACAGATCAATCAGTAGCTAATATAAAAATGCAACAAGGCTCTGGTGACGGCGCAGCTCGTAAAGGGGAGATGCTTTTCCAAGTATCAGACAATGGTTCGCCAGCTACATCTATGACTATTTCTAATAATAAGTCTGTCACTTTTGCTGGAAACGTGGGCATAGGTACTAGCCCAAGCCACCCACTTCATATAGCAGAATCAGCAGATGGAACTAAAATCAGATTAAACAGAGGTGGAGTTTGTGAATGGGATTTCTCTATTGGTAATACATCCACACTGTCTGGTGTAGGTTCGGGTGCTTTAGAGCTTCTTCCACAAAATGGTGGTACAGCTAATGAATTTGCAATCGGAACAGCTGGTTCGACTGCTGCTTTATTTCACTTAACAACCAGTGGCGCGACCTTTTCAGGTTCTTTATCTAAAGGTTCAGGCTCATTTAAAATTGACCACCCATTAGAATCAAAAAAAGACACACATCATTTAGTTCATTCATTTGTTGAAGCACCCCAAGCAGATAATATTTATAGAGGTGTTGTAGTATTAGAAAATGGTACTGCAACTATTAATTTAGATACTGTATCAGGTATGAGTGAAGGTACTTATGTTTTATTAAATACAAACACTTCATGTTTTACATCAAACGAGACAGACTGGGATGCAGTTAAAGGTAGCGTGTCAGGAAATACATTAACTATAAATTGTCAAAACTCATCATCAACAGCAACAGTTTCTTGGTTAGTAATTGGTGAAAGACATGACCAACACATGAAGGATACTAATTGGACTGACAGCAATGGTAAAGTAATTGTAGAACCCAAAAAAACTTAAAGAATAAAAAAATGTGGCAATAACAAAAAAAACACTAGAGGACGCATAAATGGCAATAAATTATACTTGGGATGTCTCAACTGTCGATACTTACCCAACAAAAGACAGTAAAGCAGATGTTATTCATCAAGTACATTGGAAGCTAACTGCAACTGATGATGTTAATAACGATGCTAATGGTAATCCACAAACTGCTTTTGTAGCTGAAAAACAACCATTAGATACTTCTGATTTATCTAGTTTTAAAGCGTTTGCTAGTGTTTCAAAAGCTGACGTACAAGGTTGGGTAGAAACAGCTTTAGGTTCTGATACAGTTACAGAAATGAAAGCAAGTCTTGATGCTCAAATAGCTGAAAAAGTAACACCAACATCAGTACAGAAAACAATAGGTTCTTAGGAAAATAATTAAATGACAAATGCAAAAGAAAATGTAGTTTTTATAAACGAAAAAGAACTAAAAGAATCTGATATGACAGATGAGCAAAAATATTTTACTCGTCAGGTTCAAGATTTAAGAAATAAAAAAGCCAGATTACAGTTTGAGTTAGATCAAATTAATGCAAGTTTACAGGTTTTTCAAAATTCTCTAATAGAATCAACAAAAGAAAAAGCTGAAGAAGTTTTAGTTAATGAGTAAATCTCCAGAAGCGTTTGTTTACAAGTGCAAACTTAGATCAGTAACAGATGGAGATACGATCAGACTAGAAACTATCGATCTTGGGTTTTCAGTACAGTTACACAATAAAGCTGTAAGAATAAATGGAATTGATACACCAGAGAGCCGTATAAATATCAAAAGATATCCTGAAAGAACAAAAGAGAAAGAGCTTGGATTGCAAGCTAAACAAAAACTAAAAGACTGGCTTGTAGGTGAAATTACTTTGAGATCGTATGGGACAGATAAATATGGTAGAGTATTGGGTGATATTTTCTGCGAAAAAGGAAATGTCGCTGAATTGTTAAAAAAAGAAAACCTTGCTGTAGATTATTATGGTGGGACTAAAGTTAAAAAATGGGGAGTAGATTAGATGTTAAATTTGTGGCAAAAGATTAAAAGTTTTTTCGTTAAAGAAGAAGTTGAATATGAAACTGTAAGAGCTAGAAGTGACAAAGGAAGGTTCGTAGCTGATGATCCATCGACTCCTGATGTCAATGAAGCCTATAAAAAAGTTGCTAAGAAAACAACAAAGAAAAAATCTAGCAAGAAAAAATAGAACGCATAGACATATGACAAAAGAAGAAAAGTCTTTACACAAAATAGAAATGCACGAAAGAGAGTGTGCAATTCGCTATGAGTATATAGAAAAAAGACTTAACGAAGGTAGCGAAAAATTTAAGAAAATAGAGATTATGTTGTGGGGTTTATATGGAGTCCTTGCAGCTAGTTTGGGTGTAACTAAACTTTTTTAGTTAGATAGTGACATTGGAGTTATCATGGATAGCAAAGATGTTGTAAAAAAGAAAATAGAATTAGAAGTAGAGGTTGGCTCTACTCATGTAGAGCGTGGTGTCAATCCATATCAAAAATGGATCCATCTAGCTAAAGCTATCGATGCTTGGAGAATATTCCCAAGGATTTTCGTCATTGTTTACATATACCTTATGTATGAATCTGTTATATGGTTCATGAGTATTCCTGAGCCTAATTTAGAACAGTCAGCTTTAGTGTCAGTTGTAGTGGGTGCTATGGGTGTTGTTTTCGGCATATATTCTGGTAAATCAGGGCAGAGCAAGACCTTTAAAGGCGAATCCTAGTGGAACAAGCAGTTCAGCTCCTATCAGAGCTAGGACTGCCTGTAGCTGGCGGTCTTGTCATGGCTTACTTTATATTCCTAGTTATGAAACAGCTTATGGATGCTCTTGTATCAGAAATACAGACTGTCCAAGCAATATCTAAAATGCTTATCACTAGAGCATCAACCATGAACAACGACATGATCAGAATTGACACTAGCGTTTCTAGTGCTCTCAATTTATCACCAGATTTGGAACGCATAGCCAGAGCCGAGAATTTCGTAGAAGATGGTAAAATTGATGCTCGCAGAGACTAATGGATATAGTAAAGTTAGTTTCAGAATTTGGGTTTCCAGTCACCATGGTGATTGGCTTAGGTTACTTTGTTTGGTTTGTATGGCAAACAATAAACACAAAAATAGATCCAGCTGTACAAGAAATGAAGGTAACAATCATCAGATTAACAGACCAGCTTAGATTGCTCGATCAAGACATGATCAGGCTACAGCAGAAAGTCAACACAGTATTAGAGTTAAAAGAAGAAAATAGACTTAAAAATGATAAAGAAGATGAAAAGTAATTGGCATTGGTTTTTTGGTATATATATTTATGTCGCTCTGTTTTTGTTATTGCTCAATCTTAATGTCGAAGCTGATGAGATTAGGTTTAAATTTAAAAGTCCAGCATTTTCAGGAATAAACAGCAGCAGTCATTACCTTACAATCGAGAATCAAGAAAATACTAGAAAACAGGCTGTGCGTGATGAAATAAAAGCATATCAAGATGAATTAGAAAGAGATCAAGCAAATACCACTTTAAGTCGTTTCATTAGAAACCTCGAATCACGCATTTATGCGCAATTATCGAGACAAATGGTTGAACAACTTTTTGGCGAGGTTCCTCAAAAGTCTGGTAAATTGGAGCTAGAAGGTAACACAATAGAATATACTGTAGAGGAAGATGAACTTATTACACTCACAATTACATCAGAAGATGGTAGTCAGACAACTATTTCTGTACCTATCGGTGATTTTACTTTCTAGTTGTGCATCGAAAAATATGCTAGAAGGTGGCGGTATTCCTAATATCGTTATCAAAAACACAACCATATTATCCTTACAATTAGAAGAATTAAAAAATGTAAAAGAACCAGTGAGGAAACCTGTTGTAGCTGTTTATCCAAATTCTTTTCCAGATATGACTGGACAGCGCAAAACTAATCAAGCTGGCAACGCATTATTCTCAACTGCTATAAGTCAAGCTCCTGAAGCATATTTAATTCGCGCATTGAAGCAAAGTGGCAATGGTAAATTCTGGCGAGTTGTTGAAAGGGTTGGCTTAGACTCACTCACCAAAGAAAGGCAGATAATAAGATCTACTAGGGTAGATTTCGAAGATCAAAGCGAAGTTAAGCCTTTACTATTTGCTGGTTTGTTGCTACAGGGAGCCGTGTTGAGTTATGATCAAGCTGTACTTTCTGGTGGTCTGGGAGCAAGATACCTCGGTATTGGGAGCAGTGTAGAGTACATAGAGGATTTGATAACCATCAGTTTAAGGCTTGTTTCAGTCTCTACAGGTGAGATTCTTATAGAGACTTCTACATCGAAAAGCCTACTTAGTGTTGGATTATCACAAGATATATTTAGATTTATCGATGGACAAAGGTTAATAGAGGTGGAAGGTGGTACAGCTAAAAACGAATCAACTAGCATTGTGTTACAATCAGCAGTTGAAATGGCTGTATTAGAAATAATAAAACTAGGTGTGACTAAAGGGTATTGGGAGTTTAAAGATGAATAATAAATTTAACAATATGTTCTATGGTACTGTTATGCTTGCGTTTTTATTTGCATATAGCTTGTCATATTCAGATGATAATGAAATCTATGTGGATCAAGCTGGCAGCTCTGCATCGATTGACATCGAGCAACTGGGATCAGGAAACTTAGTAGGCGGTTTGAATAGTTCAGCTGGTTCGATGACACCATTAGATTTAGACGGCGCAACGATGTCATTAGATCTGAATTTAATTGGCGATTCCAATAAATTTTTAGGGGATATTACAAGTGACAGTTTCACAGGCATCTTCGATCTAGATGGTGATAGCAACCAGTACACAATACAGGTTGATCCGACAAATTCCTATTCAGCTGATAACGCAAACGTGAATGTGGATGTGGATGGAAGCACTAACACCATGACACTGGATCTAGCTACAAATTCTTTATCTAGCGGTGCAGACATTGATACGATAGTTCAAGGTTCAAGTAACACAGTTAATATTGATTTGGATGTGGACTCAGCTACAAACTATATAGATTTAGACGGGGATTCAAATACTGTAAATTATGATGGAGATGGCTATGCCGGAGCATATTTCAAGCTCGAACATGATGGTGGATCGAGATCTTTCGACATTGATCAACAATCTACTGTGGATAATGATTGGTTGCGTGTCATTTCAAATGGAAGCAACGGCTCAGTTTGCATCAACCAGTCAGACCAAGGAACCTCAACCTCTTGCTAAAGATATTGGTGAGATTTCAGAGCTTAATGGTGTAACTAGAGTTGTTCGAGAAAAGCCTTTAAAAAGTGAATTAGGTTTATCACTCGATTCTATGGATAAGTTGGAAACAGCTTCAGGTCGCATGGGTGTAACTTTCCGTGATGAAACCACCATAAAACTTACAGAGAATAGCACTGTGATCGTAGACTCGTTTATATTCGATCCAAATCCATCCAACTCCAGTATGGCTCTCAATTTCGTAAAAGGAACTGGTAGGTTTATTAGTTCAAAGTCAAAAAGAATAAAAAAAGAAAACATAAAGATACGAGCTGGCAATAGTGCAGTTGTAGGCATTCGTGGAACAGATTTAACGCTGACAGTAAAAGATACTGGTGAAGTGCTCGTTATTCTGCTTCCAAATGAATTTGGTGAAAGTTCAGGGGAGATAATTATCACAACTGCGCTAGGTAGTGTAGTTTTAAATAAACCCTATCAGGCTACAACTGTGTATAACTTGGAATCAGTGCCATCTAATCCAGTAATACTGGATCTTACTTTAGATCAAATAGATAACTACCTTATAGTTTCTCCACCTGACGAAAGAGAAATGGAATCAGATGATAGTAGTTCATCATCAGCTACTAATATATTGGACACAGATTTCCTAGAATTTGAAGATTTAGATGTTGATGTTTTAGATGCAGAATCAGAGTTAGAATATACAGAGCTAGATATAGATTACCTAAATGCAGATGGTTTTCTAACTGATTTGCTAGAGTTAGTCCAAGAGTTAGATGAGTTAGAGAAAGCATCAGGATCTTTGAACAACCAAGGATTACAGGGAACAAAAATAGGTTTTGATAGTGACACACAAATATCAAGTTTTGTTACTGATTCTGAAGTTAAACTGATTAGACAAGTAGAAGATAAATTACAGATACAGTTATCTAAAGATCAAAGCACAGCAATTAGAATAGATCAGGAAGGAAAGGTAAATCAAGTCTCAGTTAATGGTGGCACATCAAGTATTATAAATATCAAGCAAGGAAGTTAATGTTGTTAAAATTTATACAAATATGCTAAAGTCCCCATAACATTAATTAACTAGGCAAAAAGATGAGCAAAATATTGATAGGTGTTATTCTTGTTATGTCGTTTGGTGGTTATCTGTTGTGGAATCAAAACGCAGAACTAAAAGCTCTTAACTATGCGTTTGAGGTTAGAGATAAAGAACAACAAGAAACCATAACTAAATTACAAGCTGATTTTAGTGTACAAACAGAAGGGTTACTAGAAATACAAGCAAAGAGCAACGAGATACAAAAAGAGATGAATAATTATCTCGATGTTTTTAGAAGGCATAGTTTGACTAAATTGGCATCAGCAAAGCCAAATCTAATTGAAACAAGAGCTAATAAAGGAACTAAGAATGTATTTAACAGCATTGAAGAAGATTCTAGGGTACTCGATAATCTTGACGATGGTTTGCAGTTGCAGTCTGTACCAAAGACTGATCCCTGATCCTGATCCTGAAGTACAAATAATAACAAAACCAGTAGAGAAAACTATTGTACAACCTATCATGCCTAGAGAAATTGATCTCAAGGAGCCTTATTGGTTTGTTGTAAGTAAATCTAATATCGATGAATTTTTAGCTAGAGTTGAAAAAGAGCAAGGGCAATTGGTATTTTTCGCTATGAGTGTACCTGATTACGAGCTTATGGCTTACAACATGCAAGAATTGAAAAGATATATTAACGAAATGCAAGAAATAATTGTTTATTACAGAAAAGTGACTAAAGGAGAAAATGATGAAGATTAGTCAAGAAGGTATTGAGTTGATTAAGAAGTTCGAGGGCTGCAAGCTAGAAACATATCGCTGTAGCGCAGATGTGCCCACAATTGGTTATGGGCATACTAGAACTGTTGAGGAAAACATGAGAATTACACAAGATACAGCTGAAGCGTTACTTGTTGAAGATCTCGAAGAATTCGAAGGTTATGTCAATGATTTAGTGACAGTTGATCTCGATGAAAATCAATTTTCGAGTTTAGTCAGTTGGACTTTCAATTTGGGACCATCAAACCTCAGAAGCAGTACGTTGCTCAAGTTGCTCAACCAAGAAAAATACGATGAAATACCAGCTCAAATCAAGCGTTGGAATAAAAGTGCTGGTGTCGTTTCTGATGGTTTGATTAGAAGGCGAGAAGCAGAAAGTTTGCTGTGGCAAGGAAAAGAATGGCATGATGTGTGATATATCACTTATACTAACACTAGGCAGTCCTCCATTACTGCTTAGGAGATGGTAGTACCATATTGTCACTATCTAGCTACCATCTCCGATATCTATGAAAGAGCTATCACTTAAAGACTTCGACATACTTTCTCAAGCAGAGAAGGATGAAGCAGTATCTCTTTTAAATAGATATGAACAACTAGAAAGCCAAAAATCTTGTCACAAAGACTTCTTATCATTCGTTAAATATATGTGGGGTGATGCTTTTATTTCTGGCAGACACCACAAAATAATTGCAAACAAATTCAATAAAATAGCTCAAGGTAAGTTGAAAAGATTGATCGTATGTTTGCCACCCAGACATTCTAAATCTGAGTTTGCAAGCACATATTTACCAGCTTGGATGATGGGTTTGAATGGCGCATTAAAAATAATACAGTGTACACACACAGCAGAACTAGCTGTGAGATTTGGAAGAAAGGTCAGAAACTTAATTGATAGTGACGATTTTAAAACAATTTTCCCAAATCTGAGATTACAAGCAGATAACAAAAGTGCTGGTCGCTGGACTACAAACCAAGAAGGTGAATCTTTCTATGCTGGTGTAGGTGGTGCAATAACAGGTCGTGGTGCAGATTTACTAATTATTGATGATCCACATTCAGAGCAAGATGCGTTAAGTCCAAAAGCAATGGATAGTGCATATGAATGGTACACATCAGGTCCAAGACAGCGTTTACAACCCGGTGGGACTATTATCATAGTAATGACAAGATGGAGCACTAAAGATCTTGTTGGTAGACTTTTGAAAAAACAAGGTGATGATCATGCAGATCAATGGGAGATAGTTGAGTTCCCAGCAATAATGCCAGAAAGTGACAAGCCATTGTGGGGTGAGTTCTGGAAGAAAGAAGAATTATTGAGCGTGAAAGCATCGTTACCAGTAGCTAAATGGAATGCACAATGGATGCAAAATCCTACAGCAGAAGAAGGATCGATAATAAAAAGAGAGTGGTGGAAAGAATGGCATGAAGAATCCCCACCAGCTTATGAGTATGTAATACAAAGTTACGATACAGCGTTTAGTAAAAAAGAATCTGCTGATTATTCAGCAATTACTACATGGGCGATCTTTGAGCATGAAGATGATGGACAGCCTAATATAATACTTTTAGATGCAAAAAGAGTCAGAGTTGATTTCCCTGAGTTGAAAAGGTTAGCATGGGATGAATATAAATATTGGGAACCAGATTGTATTTTGATAGAAGCGAAAGCAACTGGTACACCTTTAACACAAGAATTGAGAAGAATGGGAATTCCTGTTACAGCTTATTCACCATCAAGAGGGCAAGATAAAGTTGCTAGAATGAACAGTGTAGCTCCTATTTTTGAGTCAGGAATGGTGTGGTTGCCTGATGAAACTTTTGCAGATGAAGTGCGTGAAGAATGCGCTAGTTTCCCTTATGGAGACTATGATGACTATGTTGACAGCATGACGATGGCACTTATGAGATTTAGACAAGGTGGCTTTCTCTCATTAAATGAAGATTACAAAGATGAAGTTAAATTGTTAAAAAAGAACAGAACAGTATATTATTAATGAAGATTTGGCTAACATCATTTATTTTAGATGACGAATTGTTTGCTGGACCAAACATTATGGCATCAGATAGAAAGAAAGCAAAAAAGATTTGTTCGCTTCAGGGATTGATTTTAGTTGGTGAATTAGAAATGGTAATCGATAGTGAAATGAACCTTGAAGATTTTGAAGTAGATGAGGACACAGTAATACATTAGGAAAATATTATGGCAGTTGAAAGAGTTTTAGGTACAGAAAATGATCCAGACATAATTGAAACAGGCTCAGAAATCGAGGTTGTTCCAGATAAGACTAGAGAAGAAGAACTTTTAGAAGCTGCTAGTATTGTTGTTTCTGGTGATGAAATATTTACTGAAGAAGAATTAGATGAAAAAGCAGAGATGGTGGAAGAAGATTTTTATGCAAATTTAGCTGAAAACTTAGATTCTAGTTCTTTACGAACATTAGCCACAGAACTTGTAGAGTCAATACAAGGTGATTTCGATTCAAGATCTGAATGGGAAAAAACTTATACAGATGGATTACAGTATCTTGGCATGAAGTTCGATGAATCAAGATCACAGCCATTCGAAGGTTCTTCTGGTGTTATCCACCCAATTTTAGCCGAAGCAGTTACACAATTCCAAGCTCAGGCATATAAGGAATTACTGCCAGCAAAAGGACCTGTGAAAACACAGGTAATTGGAGCTAGAACAGCAGAGACAGAAAGCCAAGCTGATCGTGTCATGGAGTTTATGAACTATTACATCATGAATGTAATGAAAGAGTATGATCCAGAATTAGATCAATTGTTATTTTTCTTACCATTAGCTGGTTCAGCATTTAAGAAAATATACTATGACTTTTCATTAAAGAGAGCTGTTTCCAAATTTATACCACCAGAAGATCTTGTAGTTCCATACGAAGCACCAGATATTTCTACAGCTGAAAGAATTACACATGTAATTAGCATGTCCAGAAACGAAATTAAAAAACAGCAGTTGAGTGGTTTTTACGCTGATGTTGATATACCTGATGGTGATTACGAAGATTCAAATGATATACAAGATGAAATTGATGATATACAAGGTATATCGCCATCTTATACAGAAGAAAGGAACAGAACAATATACGAAGTTCATACCATTCTGGATTTAGAAGGATATGAGGATATCGATGAAGGTGGTGAATCGACTGGTCTAAAATTACCATACATAGTAACCATAGATGAACAAGCGAACAAAGTCTTAGCAATCAGAAGAAATTACAATCCAGAAGATCCTGACAAAAACAAAATAAATTATTTTGTACAGTATAAATTCTTACCCGGTCTTGGGTTTTATGGTCTTGGACTTTCACACATGATAGGTGGTTTGAGTAAAGCATCGACATCAATTTTGAGACAGCTCATAGATGCTGGAACTTTAAGTAACTTGCCAGCTGGATTCAAAGCTAGAGGTATGAGAATTAGAGATGAAGCAGATCCACTGCAACCCGGTGAGTTTAGAGATATTGATACTACTGGCGGTTCTTTGCGTGAAAACCTAATACCACTACCTATAAAAGAACCAAGTAATGTATTGATGCAGTTACTTGGATTGCTTATTGACTCAGGTAAAAGATTTGCTGCTATTGCTGATATGAATGTTGGTGATATGAATCAAGCTATGCCAGTCGGAACTACTGTAGCATTACTTGAGCGTGGCACAAAAGTTATGAGTGCAATACATAAAAGATTGCATTACTCACAAAAACTTGAGTTTAATCTTTTAGGCAATGTATTTGCAGACTTTTTACCACCTGTTTACAGTTACGATACTGGAACTGCGCCTAGAGAAATAAAAGCTACCGATTTCGATGATAGGATTGATGTGGTTCCAGTATCAGATCCAAACATCTTTAGTCAAAGCCAGCGTATTACTTTGGCACAAGAATTATTGCAAATGGTTCAATCTAATCCACAGATACATGGACCTGTTGGTATATATGAAGCATACAAAAGAATGTATGGTGCTTTAGGTATAGACAATGTTGAGTCATTATTACAGCCACCACCAGACATGACACCAAGACCAGTTGATGCTGGCTTAGAAAATTCTGGTTTTTTACTAGGACAGCCAGCACAGGCTTTTCCACAACAAAACCATGAAGCTCATGTACAAGCACACCAAGGATTATTTTTGACTAGCGTGGTTCAACAAAACCCACAAATACAATCTTTAATTATTAGTCATGTCATGCAACATTTACAATTCTTATCTACACAAGTGGCTCAACAACAAATGCCACCAGAGATGCAAGAAAGAATTTCTCAGTTGCAAATGCAAGCACAGCAAGTACCACCAGAACAAGCAGAACAAATACAACAAGAGTTACAAATGATGATGGATCAAATGTCCTCACCAATAATGGCTCAACTCACTAATGATTTCTTATCTAGTATACAAACAGGTGGTAATGATCCATTAGTTGCCATCAGACAACAAGAGCTTGCTTTAAAAGATAAAGAAATAGATTTAGATCAAGAGAAGTTTGTAAGCAAGCAACAACAACAACAACAGTCAGATATGATGGATGCTCAGATAGCACAACAAAGATTAGATATACAAAAATCTATTGCTGATGATAAATTAAATTTGGGTATGGATAGAATGAGACAACAGGCTGAACTTAAAATTTTAGAACTAGAGCAAAGATTTAGGAGAAATTAAATGGCTTCATCAATACAATTAGAAATACAAAGGCAACTTAAAGAACAAAAAAAGTTAGATAGACAAAAAGAGCAAGAAGCATGGGCAAAAGCTGAAGCAGAAGCACTTGCTAGTAAAAAAGCATCAGATAAAAGAATTGCAAAGAAAATGAAAATTATTGAATCTGGTGGTGTGGTTCCTAACCCAAAACCAAAAAAAGAAGAAGCACCTAAGAAAGCAAAAGTGGTTGAGGAAGTAAAAGCTGAGGAACCAAAAAAGAAAGTTGTTAAGAAAAAAGTAGCTAAAAAGAAAGTAGCTAAGAAAAAAGGTAGACCAGCTAAGAAAAAATAGGAGTATTTAATGGATGGGTTTGATTTAGTTAGTGACATAAGAAAAGAAATACAGATACAAGTAGACTCAATACAAAATATATTGATGACAGGTCAAGTTAAAGATATGGAGCAGTATAAATTCTTTACAGGACAACTACATCAGTTATACAATATGCAAGACTTTATTAAATCTTATAAAAAGATAGAGGATTGAGCAAAATGGGCGAAAAAGTTGAGTTGAAATCAGCTTATGTTGATCCAGATGATGTAGTTTTGGATCCAACAAAGGTAGAAGATAGTGTGATAGCGAGAATGCCACAGCCAACTGGATGGAGAATTTTATGTTTACCATACAGAAAAAGTCAAAAGACGAAGGGCGGTATTGTTCTTACTAGAGAAACAGTAGATAAAGAATCGTTAGCTACTTTAGTAGCTTATGTGGTTAAGAAAGGACCTTTATGCTACAGTAACGAAAAGAAGTATGGCGAGCATTGGTGTCAAGAAAAACAATGGATCTTGATTAGTAGGTATGCTGGTGCTAGGTTTAAATTAGAAGATGGTGCTGAAGTTCGTATAATTAATGATGATGAAGTCATTGGAACTATAAAGCACCCAGACGATATAGTGAGCATATAAATTATGAGTGAAGAACAAGTAGAGCAAAAACAAGAAGAAGAAATTGCATTCACTGTTGTAGATGATACAGCAGCGAGTCAGACCACTGCTACAGTAGATTCTGATGATGAGCTTGATAAATATACAAAAAATGTAAGCAAGAGAATCAATAATCTCAATAGAAGAAATAGAGAAGCAGAAGAAAGAGCGTTACATGCTGAAAGGTTGTTAGCACAGAAAGATGCTGAGAACCAAGCACTTAAAGCAAAGACCAGCGAATTGACAGGTAATGTATTGGTTGCTGAAGAATCATCGATACAAGCAAAAGAACTACAAGCTGATGAATTGTATAAAAAAGCAGTCTCTAGTGGCGATGCCGACTTAATGAGCAAAGCAGATACACTAAAAAGCGATTTGTCTATACAAAAAGAAAAGTTAAGAATTGCAAAGAATAGACAAGAACAACAAGCGGTTGCTCCAGAAGCTCAGGCTCAACCACAAGCTCAACAACAAATTCAACAACCAAGACCAATGCCTTCTCAAAATGCACAATCATGGCATGAAAAAAATGATTGGTACAAACCAGTTGCAGATCAAAATGGTGTGTTGCAAGGTTTCGAAAATGAGGAATCAGCATACGCTTATCATCAGCATACTGCACTGATGGGAGAAGGTTATGCAGAGGATTCTACAGAATATTGGGATGAGTTGTCTAACAGAGTTCAAAAGATTTTTCCACACACAGGAAAATCTGATAAAACAGCCGATAAAAATGATGCTAAACCCACTGTGCAAAGAGTAGCATCTACTTCAGTAGGAAGTCGGCAAAAAACACAAGCAAAAAAAGGCGGTGTAACATTTACTAAGTCTGAACAGGCTCGCCTAAGAGCTTTAAAACCACACAAGATGTCTGAAGATGAGTGGTTTAAAAGAGTTGCAAAAGAGAAGCAAAAAATCTCACAACAAAGAGAGGTAAGTTAATATGTCAGGTTTAGAAGATTACGCAAGAACTGATCGTGATTCCGAGATGCACGATAAAGAAGCTCGTAGAAAACCATGGGAGCCAGTAAGAAAGCTCGATACTCCACCACCACCAGAAGGATATGAGTATAGGTGGATTCGACAGTCTTTGCTTGGTACAGAAGATGCAAACAATGTATCTTATAGATTAAGAGAAGGTTGGGAATTCGTACAAGGATCTGAATTACCAGCTGGATGGTCATTACCAACAATGGGCGAAGAAAAAGGGCGATTAGCTGGCGTTGTATATAATGAAGGATTGATACTTGCTAAACTTCCTGTTGAAACTAAAGGTGAAAGAAATGCTCATTATGAGCAAAAAACTCATCTCGCAAATCAAGCGTTAGATAACACTATGTTTAATGATGCGAAAAAAGATAGTAGATATGTGAAGTACGATAGCAATAGAAAATCCAGTGTTACTTTTGGTAAAAAATAACTAAAGGTAGCTTTACATAGGAGTAAACAAATATGGCTAATAAAGATGCCAGTTTTGGTTGCAAACCAGTAAGAATGATGGGTGGTGCTCCTTATTCTGGCGGTCAAAGCCGTTACAGAATAGCCAGTGGTGCTACAACTCCAATTTTCCAAGGCGACTTAGTTACGCAACTAACAGCTGGAGTATTGGGTAGACACGCTGCGAGTGGAACAGTACCTATCGTTGGAGTATTTAATGGTGTAAGTTACACCGATCCAACATCTGGTGAGCAAGTTTTTAAAAATTATTATCCGGGTAGTATTTCTGCTTCGGATATCGTTGCCAATGTGATTGACGATCCTAATGTTGTGTTCGAGATCCAGTCTGACGAAGCATTTCCTGTCGCTGACTTGTTCGGAAATTTCGATATTGTTGAACAGTCAACAGTAGGTAGCACTCTCTCTGGGAAAAGTAATACAGAACTCGATACCTCAACAGGTGCGACAACTGCGACATTGCCTTTAAAAGCAATTGACATTTCTCAGGATCCCGATAACTCAGACGTAGCGTCTGCCAACACCAATGTTCTAGTGGTAATTCAAAACTCCATCATGGGACAGAAAGGTGCTGGTCTAGCTTAAAGGAGCTTAATTATGGCTATTTCAAGAGCCCAGCTAGCTGCGGAGCTAGAACCCGGTTTAAACAGTCTTTTCGGACTGGAGTACGACCAACATGGCGAGGAATATTCTGAAATATTCGTCATGGAAGATAGCGCAAAAGCGTTTGAAGAAGAAGTAATGTTAGTAGGATTTGGCGGTGCGCCAGATAAAGCTGAAGGTCAAGGAGTATCATTTGATAACGCAACTGAGTCATTCACTGCGCGTTACTCACATGACACTGTAAGTTTGGCATTCGCTCTTACTGAAGAAGCTATAGAAGATAATCTATACGACTCACTCGGTAAGCGTTACACAAAAGCATTAGCAAGATCTATGAAGCACTCGAAAGAGGTTAAAGCTGCATCTGTTCTTAACAATGCGTTTTCATCATCGTTTACTGGTGGTGATGGTGTATCACTAATAAATACTGCTCACCCATTAGCTGGTGGTGGTACTGAAGCTAACAGAGCAACAACAATGGCAGATTTGAATGAAACAAGTCTTGAAGCTAACCTAGTAGATCTAGCGACATTCACGGATGATCGTGGACTACAAATTAGTGTTATGCCTTCTAAACTTGTCATTCCACCACAATTGGTTTTTGTGGCTGACAGATTGTTGTCAAGTGAACTAAGAACTGCGACAGCAGATAACGATATCAATGCAATTAAAAACACTGGAATGATTTCTGGTGGGACTGTAGTGAATCATTATCTTAATGATCCTGATGCTTACTTCATCATAACTTCTGTAACTGATTCAGGCGAAGGACTAAAAGGATTCCAAAGAACTGCTATGGCAACTTCAATGGAACCAGACTTCACAACTGGCAACATCCGTTACAAAGCCCGTGAGCGGTATTCCTTCGGTTTTAGTGACTGGAGAGGTGTTTACGGAAGCCAAGGTGCTTAATTGAACCAACAGTAGGGTTTATTACTCAACTACTGATAAAGGGTGCGAAAGCACCCTTTTTTTATACCTAAAATAAATGTAAATTAATTGTATAAATAGTTGTACTTTTGTACAAATATGTTAGTATGTATATGTGGATAGTAAATTAAATAACGAAAAGGAGAACAAGATGCAAT